CAGTAATGTTAGCGAATGTAGCATTGTCAAATCTCATAAACCCTGAACCGGGGTCGGCTTCTGTTACAGTAGTAGAAAACTTCCAAACTAAACCTACTCTAGTACCTGCCGGACCTATAGGACCGCCCGGACCTAAAGGCACCGTAAACTCAAACACTTTTGCCGTGTTCGGCCCACTTACATTTACCCCTAAAGTACCCGTTGTAATAGTTGGTGTTCCTACACCTGCTGCCGAACCTGTCGGTCCTACTGAACCTGTTACCCCTTGTATTCCTTGAGAACCTTGTGGCCCCGTAGGACCTGTAGGTCCGGTTGAACCTGTTGGACCGGGAGGACCCGCACCGCCGGTTGGACCGGGAGGACCTGCTGCACCTGTCGCACCTTGTGGTCCCGTTGGCCCTGTAGCATTATTTTGATATGCAATCCAAGTATCTTGAACTGCACTTTGTCTCAAGAAAACTTTTTGATTCTGTGTTAGAGTAAAGGTTCCACCTGTTCCCGCATTACTAACTCCTTGTCCTACAAGACTAACAACTGTTCCCGCGTCAGTAGCAATAGTAATATTACCGCTACCTTCATTCATAACCTGTAATTCAGTTAAACCTATTGGAAAAGGAACGGAAGCATAAGTAGGTATTGTGTATGTATATGTAGAAGAATTAGTATGTATAACCATTCGTGCTTCGTCTGCTCTAGTAAATGTATAATTAGCATTTTTTGTTTCTAGCGGTCTAACATCTGCTGCTCTACCACCTGCTACTGAACCATCACCGATAAACAAACCGTTAGCAGCCGAGCCTGTATTAGTGTCTAAAAATATTTGCTCTTTAGTAGGTGTAACACCTGCTCTTTGAGTAGTAGTCGCAGTAAAAAGATTTTTGTTGCTTGTTAGTGCCATTACTTTCTACTCCTTTCTAATATAATCGAATAAGACTTGTTTAATAATACTTGCACTTAAACCACCAATGAACCCATGATTATAAGCCCCGAATCCCCATCTACTGATAGGACTAAATCTCCTATATCAAGTGTTCCGCCACCACTACCTGTTCCACTTGTTGATGCTTGCCATGTAGGTGTTCCACTATTTACAGTTAAAACAGTTCCTTCTGAACCTATTGTTAATTCGGTTAAAGGTCCTTGACCGTTACCATATAATAATGCTTTAGAAGTTATAGTATTTTTACCAGTTCCACCATGAGGAACTGAATATCTAGGTGTAGTTGTTCCATTATTTCTGTATATACCTTCTGCTACTTGTGTAAAGTTCCAATCACCGTCTATAGTAGGTCTGTTAGTAATATGTATTTCAGCAGAATTACCGTCGCCATATACAGGACCGTATAATCTAGCGTTACCTTGTATATCTAATTCTTCACAACCTAATATTAAATTATTACCTAGAGAAAAATAATGACTAGACGTAGAAGAAGGAAGAATAGTTAATTTTTTATATTGAGTGTTAAATGTATTATTGTTACCGTAAGTAACTTCTCCGGTTACAGGTAGTTTACTGCCCGATGAGAACGGAGTTATTTGTAATTCAGTATATCCCCACTTAAATGTGTTATTAGTAAGTGTTAAACTACCGTTTACTCTATATATTTTTTGTGTATCTGTTACATTTTTAGTTCGTGGTGAAACAGTTATTGAATCATCTATACCTAAATTAAGAATATCAACGTGAGGAAAATTATTATAATTATAATCTTCTGCTGTCCCTACAGTGTTTTCTACGTCATAAGTAAATTGAGGACTAAAAGTAGCGACACTATTAAGAAGGCATTCTATAAGTATATTAGGGTATACACCATTTTGTAAAACAAAAGTAGAACCATTAGGCGGGTCAAAGTAAAAAGATAAATTAGCCCTACTAGTAGAATTACTAAACATACCTAATGTTTTAAAGTCTAAAGTTTTATCAGTATTTAAGATTTTAATATAATTGTCGTTAGTTCCACTACTTAAAGTTCTATAAATAGGGGTGCTGTGAAATCTAATAATGCTAGCAGTAGAAGATTTTAATATTCCTGATTTTTCTACACAAAGACCGTTTAGACTAATTATACTACCATTAATTTGAACTGCATGAGTAAATGTGTTTTTTATAGTAATAGATATATATGATACACTGTCACCAGTAAATATACATTCTTTAGTTGCTGTAACATCAAAATATAAAATATCATCAGAATCGGGTATAGTAGTATGTAGTGTTGAGCCACCACTTGCTGTAACCCAGTTACCTGCGGTTTGTGATTCGGTATCAGTTCCGCCTTTCCAGTAATAATCAGCCATGACTTATCCCTCAATCTTGTGTGAGAGAACCTGCCAAAGCACTACCGACTGTGCCACCTACTCTACTAGAGGTAGTCTTTACTTTAAAAGCAGTTCCACCTTTCTCTTCTATATTTTTCAAAGCACTAGAAGCAGCCATTTCAAATGACTTTAACTGTGCTGCGAATCTAATATCAGATGTGCCTTTATCTTTTTCAGGCACTAATGCGGGAATAGTATCTATTAATACTTTGAGACAGTCTGCACAAACCAACATTTTTACTGCTGATTCTTTTAACACATCTGTTGGTGCGTTTTCTGCTGTGACTCCTACAAACTCGGCCCTACGAGCCTTTTTGTTTACCTCGGCAGTTCTAATAGTGATATATTCAGTAATAGTTCCTTCGTTAAGACCTCTAGGTCTGTTAAGTAAATCTCTAATTTGACTTGTCGTTACTGCCATATCCGAACCTCTCCGCGTAGTCTGTTGGTATGTCTATTATAGTAGCGTCATTTGAAGGTTCGTTAGTTCTCATTAATACTACTATTAATTTAGTCTTAACTATCCTTTCCGCCATTTCACTAGCAGGTAGCCAATAGATACCACTTTTATCTGTAAGTAATGACATAGGATGGTTTTTATATTTTTTAGATTGTAACTTATGCGGTCTAACTAAGTAACCTACACCACTTTTATAATATTTTAAACGGTGTTTCATATCTTCAATACTTGCCCCTTTAGGAACAGGTATGTCAGCCGCGTTTAACTTCTTTACTAGAGAAGCCTTAGTTTCTTTCTTTGGCTTCGCCCCTTCTTGTTTTTCCATTTTAAATCCCTTTAGTTATTCTAAGCAACTGGATAGCATAAAACATATACTGTAACTGCCGGTGCTGTGTTGTTAGATGATGTAGATGTAAACTTTAAAGTGCCGTTAGCACTAATAGTTGCTACGTTATCTGCTAATGCTGCTGCTCTAACAATTACTGTGTCTGCTGATGTTCCTGTTATGATAGAGCCACAAAGTGAAGTATCGGTTGCATCAAAGATTTGGATGTTATTTGCATCCAAACCACCGTCTGAGTTCAATTGAATCCAAACATCTGCTACTCTAATTTTTTTATTAACAGTAAGTGTAACTGATTCAGTTGCCCCACCATCAATCTCTATTGCATAGATTAAAGGTAAAGCCCCGTCGGTTGCATCTGCTGATACGCTAGCATTCTTACCCGAAAGTAAGTTTTGTAATTTACGGTTTTGAGGCATATGTTATGCCTCCTTAAGCCCTTACGCCAGTAATTTTACAGATTCGGTTGTTCTTACCTGCTGCTGCACCGTCTTGGTGTTCGTGGATAACGCTTCCCATGTAGGAAGTTAATAGCCAATCGAAACCGACACCCGGCAATCTTGTTAATTCTGTCTCTTGGAAACCTGCACCGTTGTATGAAAAGAACTCGGCTGTTTCTGCGCCCGGAATTAATAGTAATCCGTCATTTCCGATTGCGCCAGTTGCACCGTAATCTCTTGTGTAGTAGATTCTTAGGCTTGCGATTCTAGCCAAATGGTCTGCTAGTGACTCAACTACGTTTCCGTATAGTGTTGTGTTCAAAAGTGCAGACCTTTTATCAGCAGGTAATACAAGAGCCATTGGCTCGTTACCTGTAACCTTTGCGTTAGCAAAGATTTTATCCATAGCATCTAACAAGTCTGATTCTTCATCTGCGTTAGCCGAACCGAATACTGCTGTTGCTGCTTCTGTTTGACCTGCGCCACCTACTAGTTTACCTAGAATGTGGTTGTCAATTAAATCAGCCCTTGCTCTTACGATAGCAAGTTGTTGGCGGTCAATGTTCTCCCATGTTTCACCACGAAGGCGAACTGCATCTAGGAAAGTAACTCTACCCTGTCCTTTTTCAAGTTTGGTTGTGTAGTTTGCTGTTCCGATGTTTGTTGGGTCAGTTAGTGCTACATCATCTAATGGGTAACTGAATGTTCCAGTTATTCCTGTATACCACTTGAACTCTAACCAAGAAACGCTTCTTGAACCAACTAAGTCAGTTGCGATAGCGATTGTGTTTGATTGTAGTTGTATGAAATCTCTTAGAGTTTGCTCTAAGACTGAATCCTCTACTCCGAAAGGACCTTTTGCTGCTTCGACGTTTAATATTTGCTCTAATGTATTGTTTACCATTTTTTCAACTCCTATAATTTAATTCATATATCTAACAAGATACAGGAATGTAATCTCCCGATGCTATTGCACCTTCTCCACCAAAGTAGAATCCAACGAATACTGCTGAATTGGTTGCGTCATCTATTGTGACTGTTCCGTTAGCGTCAGCAGTCTGTGAAACATATACGGACATTCCAAACTTAGGTGCTGCTTTTGCTGCACCTGTTTTAAGATAGCAAATACCGTCAAGAGAAACTACTGATACTGTTCCTGTTCCTGCTGCTTCTAATGCTTGGTTTGCATCTCGGCTTGATTCTCCGATTGTGTAAGCGATTGGTGTATCAGTTACACTTGCTGTCATTAGTATTCCACCTGCGCCATACTTAACTAAAAGTCCTTTGCTTGCGAAAGTTTCTGCTATATCTACTACGTTTACCGGGTCATTTCCTGAATATGCTACCATTTTATCTCATCTCCTTTAATTGGGAATAGATAGGGGCTGCCATTGATTTTCTTTCTTCAACGCCTAATGTGTTGTTCCAAGCACTAGCCCATGCGTTCCATGCTCTTGCATAGATTTGTTCGTCAGTAGAAATCATTTTACCGTTTAGGTAGTTTGCTACTACTGCTGTAGATTCTGTTGAACTTTCCACAATTGTCTCAGTAGGTTTTACTTCTGATGCAATAGGTGTCATCTCAACTGGGGTAGGTGCAGGGTGCGCCTCTTCCCAAGATGCTATAAGTGATTTTAGAGTGCCAGTAGACAAATCTTCGTGTCCCGACATACCTAGTTCTGTTGCTTGTGCAACAAATCCACTTCTTTCTTCTTCTGCTCTAGCAACTTTTTCTGCTTTGAACTCCGCTACTGTAGCGTTAGCCAAAACAAGTTCTGCTTTGAGAGTTTCCATTTCGTCATTAATTGTAGTTTCTACTTCTTCGGACATACTGTATTCCATTCCTTTTATGACTGTTGCAGATAAAGAATGACTTATCAAGGTTGCCTTAGCATCCTTTTCTTCTATTCTTTCCACTTTTTCTATATTTGCCCTTTGGTAAGCCGGTTTATGCACTATTGCTAGATGGTCGAAAGTGAAATCCTCACCAAAAACTATATTATTTTCTTCCGCCGAAATAGGGACTCCGCTACCTCCTATTGAAACGCCGTAACCTTCCCTAGACCAAAGACCTGCTTCTAAACTAGGGAATAATTCATCCCTAACAACATACGCAACATATCTTACGTTCCATTTACCTTCGCCTAACTCTACTAATTCTGCGCTTTCAATATATCCAACTGTGGCTTCTTCTACATCACCACTCATGTTTCTAGTAAAGCCCGCACCGTGTTCGTTAGGTTTTGGATGTAGTAAAGTTACATCAGCACCTATCATTTGTTTTATAGTTGCTATAGCCCCTTCTTTTGTTAAGGACCAATTGTTTTTGTTTTTGCCTTCATGAAATGCTATACCCTCTATTCTAATTTTAGAATCACCGTTAGCAGATGCTTCCACCTGTATAGTCATATCTTCTATTTGTAAATCTAATGATACTGCAACTCTTCTGCATTCTCCCTCAATCATTTCTTCCCCATAACCACATTCTTCTGCATAACCTTTCTTTTTCTTTTTGTCGTCATAACTTGCTTCTTCGCCAAAATCATGTCCTTCGTGTGCTTTCATACATTGTTCTTTAGAGTAACCTGCTTCTTGACATCGTGTCATGTATTCGTCATGTGATTCTGTGCTTGTGGGTGTAGGTTCTGCTGCTTCTACTTCGTCAGCACTTTTCTTAATAGGAATGCAATTAGGAACCTTTCTTCCATTTTTCATTTTCATACCGTATTGTTCGTAACCTGATGTGCAAGGGTCATCTGCATCTTTTGCTTCTGCATTTTCGTCATTACAACCGCATCCACAAGGACTACCATCTTCTGCTTCAACCTTTTTACCACCACGCCATTGTCTGCAAGACCAATAACGTGCCTTCCATTTTGGTCCGGGTGTTTGACAGTTATGTCTTGAACGAAATGCTTTTCTTCTAGCAGGGTCGTCCCTTTTGATTTCCATATTAGGGTCGCCAAATCTTACTATAACTACAGTGCCACTACCATTTTTAGTATATACTGCGAACTTTTTAGGTCCACCACTTGTTCTAAACGGTTTATTGAGTGTTACTGAGCGACCTTGATATTCTGCTGCTGTAACATCTTCTTCTTCTTCCCATTCTTCGTATGCTACTACTTCACCACTACAACCGCAACCGCACGACATGACCGGAGAACTTTGCTGTTGTCTTATTAACTATTCTAAAATACCCGATTGCTTTAAACTTTCTATTAAATCTTTATATAAGGAATAATCAGATAAAGTGCATATAGGTTCTATATGAGTATCACTTATAGTATAGTTGTTATATGCTGCCGGACTAACATATACTTTAAAATCTTCGTTAATATTAGTATAGTTATCTTCAACTCTTACTATAATATAAAAAGGTTGCATATCTATTATTTCACCTGTAACAGTGCTACAAGTAATTAAATTGGGGTCATAAAAGGGGCTGCCTTCATAAGCCGGTGCAGTAAAAGGCACAAGAAAAATACTCATCATACATATAGCAATAACCTTTTCTATCACTTCGTCTTTATCCATTAACCCCACTTTTCCGTATCAAGGGCCATAAAGGAAATAGCGATAAATAATAAGATGCAACAAACTTCGTTAAGTGTCATAACACTAGGTCATCCTAGTGTTTTATGATTATTTAGATTTACTGGACTTAGTAATTTGAAATGCTTCCATGTCTAAACTATGTTTTTGCTGCATGGCTTCCATATCTAAATCGTGTTGTAGTTTTAACTCTTCTAATTTACGAGTGTGGTTTTTCGCTGCATCAGTAGATGCTACATCAGCATTAAGTCTATCAGGTAATACTGCAATCTTGGCACTTTCATTACCTTTGAATAAATCTAATACATTGGTAATTATAAGAAGTGCCGGACCACCTAATAGACCAATAACTGTTAATTGTGAATCTGATATATCTCTTTGTTCGACTACGCTATAATAAGATGCTGCCGTTGCTATTATAACCCACGCCATAACTACTCCCATACCAAAAATTAGCATGAGTGTTTCATTTGGATTGGTAAGTTTAACTTTCCCCATGACCTTACCTCCTTTAGTCTGTCTTTTAAATATTGTCGCTAAAACCCATCCTAATGCAGCCATAAGAAGTGAATAAATAAAAAATTGTATTTCAGGTATCAAAAATTAAGCCCTCCATTTTTTACGGAACCCCATTGTGCAGCCATAGCGTTAGCAATACCATCATAAGTGACGGACCTTCTTTTACCGTAATTTAAATCAGCGCCTCCATAATCATGCGAAAATGTTTTACCTTTGTAAGTTACTAAAAGAGGTTCAACTACTTTTGTAGGTATTAATGTAGGGAGGTTTTTTAACCAAAGACAAGTTCTTTTTCTTGCGTCATGCCCAAACATATAAGGATGAATTATTTGGTCCGGTTGTTTTATTTGAGTAGAAATTATTGATACTGGATTCTCTATACATATTCTTTCTATAGGCGCGTCCATTAAGACCTTTACAAACTCCAAAGCGTCAATTTGTAATTGTCTTGATTTAAGTCCTTCACTAAACCATCTTGCACCCGATGCAGATAAATGAGTGCAAGGAGGGTGTGCAATCATCAAATCCCAACCATCGTTTAATATGTCTCTAACATCTCCTTGATAGTGTTCACCTAAATTACTTTCACTAGGTAACAAATCACAACTTAATGCTTCATGACCTTTTTTTATAAAAGAATCTCTTACTTTCCCCGAAAACTCACAGGCAACTAATACTTTCATAATTCTTCACCATCTTCTGTTGGTGCAGAAGGTTGGGAGTTTTGTCTAGGTAATTCACCTACACTTTCAGGACNTTTAACATCTTTTCTTTCATCCCCGTCTTTAGCAGACGGGAGACTAAGACCTTCTAGTGCTTGGTTTAGTGTTAGAATACCATTTGTGTAACCCATAACCATTCTCTGCATTACGTTTAGCGGTGTTTCACTATCCATAGTGTCAAAGGTGATTGTAGGTAAATCTTTCATTTTATGTTCTATACCCATAAGATTCAAATGCTCAGAAAAAATCTTCATTGTGCTATCTTGGAGGATTCTATGCATACGGCTAATTGCTTGAACAGCCCACAGGTTTGCGTTGAATGTTGCAGCAAACGTCGAACCTTTTTCTTGACCTGCTGCTACTCTTGGCACTTGTAATACAGCCGCAATATCAGCATTAACACTGTCTAAGAAATCACTTGAGTTAGGCAAAGCGTTACCTAAATCAACGTGGTGTAATTCAACGTAATGAGGAAGAACTGGTATTTGGTCGCCTCTTAATCCTTGAAACAAAGTTATTACCTCATCCATAATGTAAAGAAGTCTTTCCTGTTGTTCAGCAGGGTCTTGTATATGTTCGATTGCAGATTTGTCAATAGTAATGTATTGTTTTGTCATAGCATCTTCCAATGAGATACGGTTGTTCATTGTGTTGTATTTCATTCGTATTGCTTGCTTAAGTGACGTAAATCGGGAAGCGCCCCATACACCATAGGTCTTTCGACCTTTGTTGTCGGTAAACCAATTACTTCTATAATCTACCCTAACGTGTAGTATTTCTGCGTTAGGTATCTCTCTTTCATACATAGTTCCTTCTCTAACCATATATGTAACAGAATCAATAATAGGATTATCTTCATCAGCAACAAAGTAAGAACCTAAGCCGCCTCTTTCATCAACGATTGTTATTTGTTTAATTGGTAGGTTTTGTAGATTGGTAATACCAATACCTTCTTTACCCACTAATTTATTTATATCATTACCGTAAACCATAAGATTTCTCATAGTGTTAATCATTACATCGTCAAAATCCAGTGTTTCTTCTACTAGTTCTTGTATAGCGTTTCTAATTGTAGCATTCTTACCTTTGTCGTAATTTATTTCATAATTGTTTGCTGTCAAAGAAACTGCGCGAACCGCACCGTTTAGTTCAGGGTCTAATTTTATCATGTGGTCGTAAAGGTCAAACTCATTGTCAAACTTACTGTCTTGTCTCAATCTTTCCGTATCTCTAACTATATCAGGAATACCTGCTACAGCAGAAAACTTTTGATTGCTTCCTACCCTCTTTATTGTTTTTTCACTCGCTGTTACATCTTTTCTTGCGAAAGGATTCCAAAAACTGCGCTCGGCCATGTTTTTACCATTTTTCGACTGTATAATAAAGTTTGGGATTAATTTTTTCTATTTTTTACCTTTTTTGTAGAAAAAATAAAAAGCATTACTGCGACCCATTTTCTTAATTCTTTTTTTTATTCAAAGGTGTAGAAGAATTACTTCGTAATTATAATAGTTAATGTATTAGAATAAGCCGACAAATACATTACCTCCCTTTGAACAAATAAATTAATTCAAAAAAACGCTATACTGCAAGCCATTAATTTTTTCTGAAAGAATTGTATGTTACAGAAAAAAAAAGGTTTAAGAACCTATCCATACCCTACTCTTTATATGGGAAAGTATCACGGTGGAACAGACCTAATAGAAAAATATGCAACTGAGGGATTTAGTAGTGCGTCGGAGTTCGCAAGATTTCTAAACAGTATAGAGCCTAAAAGAAGCATTGACGCATGGCGATTTGCCATTAGAGATTGGGGAGGAAACTTTCAACCCGATGCAGAGGAATATAGTAATCCTCTATCAGCACCATTAGAAAGAGTCAAGACTCATTATGATGCGAGCAAAGATGTCTACCTTACTTATTTAGATAGTATGGCTCATATGATTTGTATAAGCGGTAATTCTCACCGTGAGATGAAAAGAGCCTATAGTGACATGACGGGCGGGTATACTGTAAGTGATTTGTCAAGAGAGTTTAATATGCCTGAATTATGGTTAGGTGAATATGTTCGCGCTCACAAATGGAAACATAGTATGATACCGTTTACAGATGAAGAGGTAGTTACAAAAGACCGGAAAGACTTACTAAATGAATTGGTATTTTCTGAAAAACAGAAACTATTGGTAGATATAGATAAAGCAAAATGGAGTAACATAGAAAAAGATGCTATGAAGTATAGAGAACTACGGGCTACGCTTTTAGATGAGTTTGTTGATAATATCAATAAAATTACAGTAGCAAAGAATCCTAAAAAGATTAAAATGCCTAAAGGTAATCCTTATGCTGTAGTTATATCTCCTACCGACTTACACTATGGTAAAGGTGGATGGGTTGATGAAGTAGGTGTGCATTTTGATATGGAAGAGGCTAGGTCAAGACTTCTTGATAGAACTCAGAATCTTATTAATAGATTGCCTAGCGAACCTGAAAAAGTAATTTTGGCTACAGGTAGTGATTGGTTCCATATAGATAATGACGGAGGCACAACTACTGCGGGAACTGCACAGGATATGTCCGGCACACCTGCTCAAATATTAATGAATGGTTGCGAACTAGCAAAAGAGCATATTGAAATGCTTAGAAAGGTAGCGCCAGTAGAAATAGTCTTTATGTCGGGTAATCACGATAGATTTGCTGCATTAGCATTGGCTTTGTATTTACAGGCTGCATATCAAGATGTAGAAGATGTAAGCGTTTTAGTTAGTCCTAAATCTAGGCAATATGTATCTTGGGGTAATAACCTATTGGGCTTTACTCACGGAGACTTTGTAAAGAGTTTAGACCTGCCTTTGATTATGGCTAATGAAGAAAGAAACTTATGGGGCAAATGCTCTAACAGAATGTGGTTTCACGGACATAAGCATTATACGCACATGATGCAAAAAGGAGGCTGTTTTGTAATACAGTTGCCTAGTTTAGCAGGTCACGATAGATGGCATTACAGAAAAGGATTTGTTACAGAACGTGCAGGTCTTTTTGCTCACCTAGTAGATAAAAAAGATGGGATTATAGGCACATTATACGCACCAGTGATGAAACATGGTTAAATGGGAGTCTGTTAAATGCACCAAATGCGGTTGGGCTTCCAGTCGTATGATGCGAGCAAAAGTGTTAGAAAGGGTTTGTCCTTATTGTTTTGAAAAGGGGTTAGTTCCAAAATGAGTTTTAGCACAGAATTGTCATTAGAAAGAAGTAGAGATGACGTAGGTTATTTTTACCGTTGGTTAGGTTATACTTGGGGTGAACACATTGGCGAATGGTTAGAACTTTATGGCAATAGAAAAGGCTCTTACGTTCACAAAGTATGTATAGTCGCACCTAGAGGTCATTCTAAAAGCACAACTGTAGGTGTTAAGTTATTACACATGGCACTTTTTGACAGATTCAACAACGCACCTATAAACGCATGGCTGTTTTCCGCCAGTAGAGATACTGCAATTAGACGTTTAGCGGAAATTAGAGGAGATTTAACAAAACACCCTCAGTTGAGTAAATACTTAGATACTACTAGAGGTGGTAAAACAGAACTGTATCTCACTAATGGCGCGGTTATTAGATGCACTTCTGTAGGTAGTGCTATTAGAGGCGACCATCCGGGCGTTGTAGTTTTAGATGATATTCTTTTAGACGCTAAAAAAGATTTGAACTTAGGTCAATTAAGAAATTGGTTGCGTAAAGTAGTTATGCCTATGCTTGACCCTAAATCTAGTTTATTTTGTGTAGGAACTCCTATGTCTATGAATGACATATACCATACTGAAATGTTAGATAATGATGATTGGAAAACAGGGATTTGGTCCTCTATACCAAACTGGGATGAATGGAGGGCAGACCCCGATAAAATAAAGCCTGTGGCACTATGGGAAGAACTTAGACCTATAGAGTATTTACTAGAACAAAAAAACTCTATTGGGGATTTAGAGTTTGCGCAGGAGTATTTGTGTAAAGTTGTTGATGATGAGTCGGCAGTATATCCTAGAAATCTAATAAGAAAGAATCTAAAGATAAATAACATACTAGAGCCTGATAAGAGGGATGATTCACGTTATGTTATAGGATTTGACCCTTCACATGGATTAGGGCAAGATTACAGCGTTATGGTTATACTAAGACAAGACGAAGAAGGATTTATTCATTTTGTTAATATGTGGAGAAGAAATGACTTTCCGCCGGATAAGCAAGCAGATGTTCTAATAGAATTGATAAAAAGATATGGTAACTGTCCTGTTGCTGCCGAAGATGTAGGATTTCAACAAATGTATGAAAGTCTGTTAGTGCAAAAAGGCGCTATGGTAGATTACAGGCAAAGTAAAGTAAGTAACAGAACTTTAAAGCAGGGATTGTTAAATCGTCTGCGTGTATGGTTTGAAAGAGAACTTGTAATATTCCCTTTCGGTAGTGACGATACAAGACGTATAGTAAATATAGTATTAGAGGAATTAGAAACTCATGCTTGGAGAGAAGGGTTGATTGTAGATTTAGGTAAGCACAACGATACTACAATGGCTTTGGCTCATGCAATAGACCAATTTACATACAGAACACCGGATATGCCGGTAGTTATGAAAACTCTAAAGGCCGGTCAATGGTTAGGTGGTAGTAAAGGACTTCCTAGTATTGGTTCGGGTATTGGTGGTAGGGTGATTAGAAAATGAGACACGGGCCGGAAAAAAGAAAAGTGCGTGTGCAAAACAGTTTCGACAAAATGTATGAAGAAGGTTTCTTTGATAATGACTGGAAAAACTCAGAACAGATTGCCAATAGGTTTTCTTCTGAGATTCCTAGACATTGGAAGCAAATGACTGTTAAATCTATACCGGCTTGGATTCGCCGTGAAATACACAAAGGACGTATAGTTAGTAGAGTTGTGAGAATATACCCTAACGGTAAACGTAAGGAGTATAAGCGGGCTAATGACGAGGGGCGGTAGTCATCAACCCAATACAAGCCAACAATAAGTGTCCTAAAAATATTTTTTCAAAAAAATTATTTTAAATCTGAAAAGGTGGTAGCCATTCAGGGTAGGGGTGTATCTGTAGGTTTTGGATGCCTAGTTTTCACTCAAACCATCAAAAAACCTAGACCTCCCAAAAATGGCCGTTTAAAGGCACATTTAAGGGAGGCTTTTTCGTCGGGCAGTAACTTTTACCTGTATGTTAATTAAGTGCCTTAAATCCACCTTGAGAGGCTAGGAAACGGCAATTGCTCAACCGTAATCCCGTCACTATGGCATAGGATAGATGCTAAACGGCTATTTTTGCACTCAGTGCATACGATTTGAGCCGGATTCCATAGGTAAACGGGGCAATATAGGCATTGATTGAGGATAGGAGGGGTGAGGGGTGAGGTTGTCAATCTCACACCTCCAACTCATCATCAATACGGACTCTGATTATTGCCAATAATAAATCATTATCCATGTTGTTGATATGTTCCATTTCTTTCATCCAATCTTCAACCGATTCAATAATNTCAAGTGCTATTGAGAATGTNAATGGTGCCGGTGTGCATGAATCACAATATGGGCATTCATTATCTGTAATATACATAGTCGGAATTGGTTTTCGNTAATCATGGTTTTCGAGTTGAGCAAGGTATGTATTCCATACTTCCACTTCTTCTTCATGCCAGTTTGTTTCAATGGTAGGTCTAAACATTGGTTCTATAGTTTCAATGAATAATTTAACTAGAGTAGGGTAGTTGATATTATGATAATGATTGTTACAATGGTTCAAGTCATAATTAGAACTGATTAATTCGTGGCCGAACCATTTAATTTGACTATCACTATGAGGACGAATCACAACTGCATTGAGAACTTCAAGAGTAAGTTCGATAGGGGTATAATAATCAGAATAAGAAGTGAGGGGGGAGGTAGTCATTCTCAGACCACCCCCGCCCCATCTTCTACGGTGTCTATTGTTGTCTCAACTAACTCATCTAGTGCTACAACTTTCTGAGGTCTACTAAATGACATTGAATCATCATTCAATAGGGTATTAACTAGGATAGTTGAGAGTATTGAAGGTCTTGGCATGAATACTCGATTCAATATCTTCTTTGACTCTAGAGGGTGTTCTGGATTTTCTCCAACGAAGCACTCAACGGCACACCATACAGCGAAGGATTGAGCAGTTTCCGACTCGAATACTAGTTGTTGAAAGTAAACGTCATGCCAAACGGTTTTGCCGTTGATTTTTCTAGCAACACGGCCACCTTTACCCTGAATATGAATCGGGTATAGACGAGGTTGGATAGTCTCGGTTTTCTCTCTTACACTGAATTGAATTGTTTCTGATTTAATCGGATTACCTAACTCATCGTATTGCATCTCGGTTCTTTCCTTCTTTACCATGTGAGTTCTTGCACTCATACCAATCGTCTTGAATGGTGAGTCTGTTAGTTTAATCAATGGCATACTTAGGAAGGTTCCGTTCTTCTTTGATACTGAATGTCGGTATGTTTCCAGTGTCGCCGGACCTCTACAGTTAGGACACTTGAATGATGTAGTATTCTTAGCAGCATAGGACATAACCCCGGTAACTTCTGAAACACATACAGCCCAAGCATCTGAACCCTGCTCAACTGCTTCATGATTCTGATTACAAGCATATCTTATTTCTGATTCTGTGCCGAATCCATCAAGGGCATATTTGCCAACGAAGCCCTCAGTCTCACAAGCACTATTCACCCAGTTAGATTTGTTGAAGGCCTTGTGACTTGAAGTAACGATTGCTTCAACATATTCCTTATCTGTAATTGTCTTAGTTGCTCTCTTCTTGTTGTTGTGAATACTGCTAACTGTGCCGATTGATTTGCCAGTACCAATTTCAAGGTAGGCTCTTGTTCCTAGTTCCTGAGTAAGTAGACCTGCCATAGCGAAGTCTTTCAATGTTCGAACTGTAAGTAATAGGTTCTTGTTCTTTCTTGCTGTGAATCCATACATCTCAGTATCTTGGTAACATACTAGGTCTAACTCGTCTACTAAGTCCTCTTTCGATTTCTTACCTACTACTATCGGTTTTATGTTCTGTTGTCTTAGTATTCTGTTTACTGCTCTGACAGCATGAACTAGTTGGGTCTTAGTGAACTTATTGTCACCTAGTTGCTGAGTGACGTTTGAAACATCACTCCAGTTTGAAGGTGCATTTGCTACCTCCTCTATACCGAAGGAAGTATACTCCTTCGGGGCGTTCATCATTTTATGCGTCATAATCTTAGAATTATTAAGTATCATCTTAATTGCCTCCTGACCTCTCATCGTCCCCTTTACTTTATAGTATACTCTGGAACGATTTTGGCCTAATTTCGCACTTTTTCATATGCAGTCGTGCGTTCTGGTTTTCGGTCCGTATTCCGGTAATGTGCATAGTTTCTCCCAATAATAATTATTTTACATTTTTTAATAATGTGGGTTTGTGGCCTAATTACTGGCTTTTTTTANCCTATTCGATGGACTGCGGACGCGAGGCGGCCATAATCTTTGATTCTGTCCTAATTAGGCACTTTTTCAATGTCCGCCTAATCTTTGATTTTAGCCTAATTACTGGGTTTTTACTATTTTTTAACATCAGTTTGACATTAATCTTTGATTTTAGGCTAATTTAGCGGTTTTTTCGGTGTAGTTTTTACACCTCTTTTATTTCCGGTTTCCGGTAATTTTAGGCCCTTTTTTTTCATAGCCCCTTTGAACCTGCTTTTGCGATTTTTCAATAAGTCAAAGGTTACAAAAGGCACTATACAACTCAAGGCTGTATAGTAGGGACCCGGAAAGGTTACAAAAGCGATTTAAAAGGTTACAAAAGCCGACTTTACTTTCCACACTAGGTAAGAAAAAAACACTTAATGTAAAAAATAGAGCAAGTGTTGTAAAATACACTTAGTGTAGCAAAAAAGTTACAAAAGTCAATTGTGGTATTTATTTTCGGTGCATTTTTTACACCGCCGCAGTACAGCGTTTTTGGTGTTTTAATTGTGGTATTTCAGGGTCATGATTTACTTTTGTAACTATTTGACCTGCATTCGTTTTATGCTATTACTAAGTGTTTTGAGGGGCTAATTAGTTACAAAAGTCTCGCAGTATAGTGGTTTATTTTGTAACCTTTTTTTGTAACCTTTTGCGTTTCTTTTGTAACCTTTTGGGGCTATTTGGGTGGATTTTCAAAAAGGTTACAAAAGTGAAAAAAGTTACAAAAGTAAAAAAGTTACAAAAGTGGCGCATACACCTAGTGTAGTTTTTACACCAGTTTTTTGAAAAGGTTACAAAAGTAAAAAGGTTACAAAAGTAAAAAGGTTACAAAAGCAAAAAGGTTACAAAAGTCCTCGCGTAAAAAAAAGTTATTTTCACCCCAAAAG